GTGTTGGCGATTTCAGTCATCATGGTGCTGGCGTAGAACTTCGCGTTCAGCTTGTTCGACCAGAGCTGCGGGATAAAACCGCCAGAGTATTCGGGGCTGGTGGTAAAGTCACCAGTGGTAGGAAAAACAGCCATTTTGGCCTCCTTAGTTGGTCCAACAGCTGCTTACATGTTAGCACATTTTATTGGCGAACACGACCTTCAAGGTACGCAGCTGTAATTTCAGCTTCAAGTTTGGCCGCCTCGTCCACTTTTCCCCGCGTATTCAGAGTACGAATCTTCGTCCAAGCCGCCTCAACCTCACGGGCTGAGTAGATTTTGGACTCTTTACCGGCACTCTGCGTCCGCGCGGAGTTTGCGGAACGGTTCGGCGCAACCTGCTTTTCGAGTTCGGCTTGGCGTTTTGCTTTCACCGGCTCTTGGGTATCGGCGACGCTGGCTTTCCACAGGTTGACATAGTGTGCCACTGCTTCTGCGTCACCGGCGTCAAAAGCGGCCTTAGCTTGAGTGCGGCGCGGTGCCCGGAGCATAGGATCATGCTCGTTAAGCCACGTTACCCAACGTTCGTCAGCGTCGACCTTGTCAAAATCTGGCACAAGCTGCGCCAATTTCTGAGCAAAAGTCATCTGACCAATCTGGCTACCTGTGTTTGCGACCTGAGACCGCAACTCTTCGATAACCTTAGCCTGTGCCGCGATCTGCTCCTGATATTCTTCAGCAACTTCCCGTGCCACACGGCGTTGAACGTCAATTAACTCTTCGCCAAATTCGGCCCGATCAGCGTCGGTTACATAACTGACTTTCTCCTTCGGCTTTGTCGGCTCGCTCTCCGGCTTTTGCTGCGCTTTTTCAAGCTCTTGCAGTTTAGCGTTCAAGTCCCTGATCTGCTGGTGCAGTCGGGGAACCTCGGCATCATACTTACCCTGAAGGGTCTTGTACTTCTGCGCAAAGGTCTCGTCCTCTACGTCCGTTGGCGACGTGTCAGCTGGCTTTGCTTTGTCAGGTTTAACCGCCGCATCCGTTTCAGTGTCGGTAGCTTCCACCTCAGTATCCGTTCGGTTTTCCGACTTCGCCTTCTTGGCGTCTTCCGGTTTTTCCTTACGGGCCGTTAGGGATTTCTCCAGTTCTTCGACTTCTGCAAGCTGAGCTTGCACCTGTTTTGGCAACGCCATTTTTATCTCCTCAAAGCACCAACTCTGTTTCACAGCGCCCGAAGTATGCTGCTCCCGTCATGGTGTGCTTCAGTTTCTTTGTACCTCGGCCGACTCTTCAGCCGCCCTCAGCAAATCTTCAAATGCTTCCGCTCTTCCTTGCAGGCGGTGGATAAGAGCCATGTCGCCTGCGTAGACCAGTTTCTGCTTCGCTGCTTCCAGCTCGGATCGCAGCAACCTGAGTACTGCCTCATTCCCCGGCTCCCTGAGCCTTGTCAGAGCTTTTACCGACTGGGGATCGGCGTTATTCAGGTCAATCATGGTGTAAAACTAACCTTTATATGTTAACGTGTCAACAGATGTGGCTTTTAGCGCCCGTTTGGGCGCGGACTGATGGTGTTGCTCTGACGGCCACCCTGCGGCGTTCCATCTTCCTGCAAATTCTGTCCTTGTGCTTGAGCCTGCATCATTTCCATCTGTGCCTGCTGAGCGGCCTGCTGTTGCTGCACGATCTGCTCTCGTGTCGGCACCAGTTTATCGACGTTGGTGTTCAGATTGCCAGCAAGGTCGCGCATAAGCTCCGCCGTACCCGGCAAGCCGACGATCTGCTGAGCGATCGGGCTTTCGAGGACAAGCCGCAGGAACTCGTTCTTCCGCACTGCCTCGGCTTCTTTCACAACCAAGGACATCGCGCCACGCGCAACGATCTGAACGTCACCGATCAAATCTGGGTCATCAGCGTAGCGCAGGTTGCGCTGGTACTGACGCTCAAGCATCGGCGTCAGAACGTCGTGGTCGATGTTACCGATCACCTGCTTGATGCTCTTACCGGCGTTCGAGATCAGCATCGAGAGGCCAGAAGACGTCCGCCCTGCCCCCGGTACGTGCTCACCGGTCATGTAGCGCGGGATACCTGACACTTCATCCGCGATGCCCATGAAGCGATCGAACACTGCCATCAGCTCCTGCGCGTTCGAATTTGGCTGGAAGAACGTCATCGGCGGCGAGCTGTCGTTGTAGTCCGACTGCCGGAACTGCCAAATCTTCCACGGGTGCATCTGTGTTATGTCTTCGCCAGCTGGC